TTTTATTGCTAGGGGTAATAAAATTTATAGAGTACAAAAAGTAAATATTCCGCCTTTTTTAGAATTTGTAGGCGTAAAAGAACAAATTAAAAATAATTCGTCGACAGACGTAAAAATGGAGGGAAACATGAAAAAGGAAGATTTGATTGCATTAGGACTGACTGAGGAACAGGCAGAAAAAGTGCTGAATGCAAATTCAGAACAGCTGAAAGATTTTGTACCTTATTCAAGATTTAAAGAGCTTATTGATGACAAGAATGAACTGAAAAAGCAGATATCTGAAAGAGATAAGCAACTTGAAACACTTAAGAACAGTACAGGAGATGTCGAGGCTCTTAAAAATACTATTAAACAGCTTCAGAATGAAAACAAGGCAACAAAGGAGCAATATGAAGCAAATATATCTAAAATAAAATTAGAAAATGCTATTGATAACGCTCTTGGAAATGCTAAAGCTAAAAATTCAAAAGCTGTAAGGGCTTTACTGGACATGGAAAAGATAAAGTTTGAAAATGATAATTTATCTGGACTGAATGAACAGATAGAAGCACTAAAAGAGGCAGAAGATTCAAAATTCCTTTTCGAAGAAATTAAGGAACCTGCCAAACCAAGTTTTAGTGGTGTAGAGCCAGGGGCATCAACAGGAGAAACAAATCCTGGATCAGGTGCACCTGAAACATATTCTCAGATGATGGCAAGACTGGGACAATAATAATAAAATTTAAAGGAGGAATAATTTATGCCAGCAGCAATTTTTGATTCAAAACAGTTTAATCCTGAATTATTCGGGAAGTATTATGAAACAATTCCAAAACTTAAAAGGAATGAACTACTGAAATCAGGAGCTATTAATAACGCCCCTCAGTATAAAGCAATGATGGAAGAACAGACAGGAGGGAACTATATAACAGCACCTCTGTTTGGAAGAATAGGCGGAACTGCCGTAAACTATGACGGAAAGACAGATATAAACGCTACAGCAATGGATACGTTCTCACATTCAAGAGTGGTAATAGGAAGGGCTAACGGATGGATTGAGAGGGATTTCTCGCATGACATTACAGGCGGAGTAAATTTTATGGATCAGGTAGGTAAACAGGTATCAGACTACTGGGATGACCTGAACCAGGGGATATTATTATCTATACTTAAAGGGGTATTCTCGATGACAGGTACTGATAATGAGAAGTTTGTAAATGAGCACACTTATGATGTATCAAAGGAAACAGATGCGGCTAAGCAGGTATTCAGTCCTACAACTCTGAATAATGCACTGCAGAAAGCTGTAGGTCAGAACAAGGCAAAATTTTCAATTGCAATAATGCATTCGCAGGTCGCAACTAACCTTGAAAACCTTCAGCTGCTTGAGTACCTGAAATATACCGATGCAAACGGAATACAGAGAGACCTGACGCTTGCAACACTGAACGGAAGAACTGTATTGATTGATGACTCAATGCCAACTGAAGAAGTTGCCAAATCAGGAAGCAATCCAGCGTACACTAAATATACTACTTATGTGTTAGGAGCAGGAGCATTTGAATTTACTGATGCAGGAGCAAAAGTACCTCATGAAATGCACAGAGACCCAAAAGTCAATGGTGGACAGGACACATTGTATTCAAGAGAAAGAGTGTGTTATGCTCCTTACGGAATCTCATTCACTAAATCAAGTATGGCAACATTATCTCCAACTGATGCTGAACTTGAGATGGGAGCAAACTGGGAACTGGTAAATGATAATGCGACAGGTACAAAAAAATATATCGATCATAAAGCAATTCCAATCGCAAGAATTATCTCAAGAGGATAGTTTCAGGAGGAAAAATCTTATGGAGTATGTGGAAAATATCAAAGAAGATGTGATAAAAACATTAAAGTCGGTAGGCTATGAAGTCATAGATACCGACTTATTTTTATTGGAACAGAGTATCGAAAAGGTTAGGTCTTATATTAAAAACAAGACTAATCAGAATAAAGTTCCAGAGGGGCTTAAGTACATTTGGATTGACAGGAGTACAGGTGAGTTTTTGAATTTTAAGAAATCACTGAATCAACTTGAATTGAATGGCTTAGATTTTGACCGTGTGGCGAAAGAAATAAGCGAAGGCGATACTAAGGTAGTCTTTGAAGATACGAAGAGCGAGGGAGACAAATTTGAGGTTTTTACGACATATCTGATGACAAGAGGAGAGGACGAACTCTTGAGATACAGGAGGATAGTATGGTAAAGGAACTGGAAAAGGCAAAAAAGGCTATACAGTCACTATGGACTGGAGTTTGTAATATATTCGGATTTGAAAAATCCAAAAACAAGTATGGTACGGTTGTTACTGAAGTTAAGGAACTTTACAGGAATATACCGTGTCGACTAAGCTTTAAGAATATCAGCCAGACAGAACAGACTGAAAGTGTGGCCAAGACATTTCAAGTTGTAAAACTGTTTATCGCTCCTGAGGTTTATGTCCCTCCGGGCAGTGTAATTGAGGTCACACAGAATGGAATTACAAGGAAATACAAGCATTCAGGAATATCAGCAGTTTACACTAATCATCAGGAAATAATACTTGATGTGGAACAGGAGAAGGCGTAATGGCAAGCAGTAAAATAGAAGTTCAGATAGATGGACTGAAAGATTTTCAGAAACTTTTGCAGGAAATGAAAGCAGAAGAGGAAAGGTTCATGACTGAAACTATAAAGGAACTTGCCGCAAGACTTCTCAGAAAAGTAATTAAAAGGACACCTGTGAGCTCCCCTAATTTTGGAAATGCAACATACAAGAGGGATAATAAGAAAAAAGGCATAAAAAAAGGTGACACTATATACGATAAGAACGGAAAGGCTAGAGTTTTGAAAACTAAGACAGTGACGTATAAAAAAGCTGGAAAGACCATATCAAAGACTTATGGTGGACAAGGTGGAACTTTAAGAAGGAACTGGACTGTATCTGATGTGAGAAAAAATGGAAGTAACTATGAGATAGAGGTTTCAAATTCTACAGAATATGCAAGCTATGTTGAATATGGCCACAGGCAGACTCCGGGAAGATACGTTCCTGCGATCGGTAAGAGACTTAAAAAATCTTGGGTAAAAGGTAAATTTATGCTAACTATCTCTGAAGAAGAACTGAGAAAAGAAGCTCCTGCGGTTATAAAAAGAAAAATATCAGAGTGGCTCAAGAAGTTAGGAGGATAGCAATGTTAAATGAAATTGTGAATGCAATAAGTCTGAAACTGTCAGAAAGCTTTGAAGGTACAGATGTGCATGTAAATGAACTTGAACAGGGCTTTGAGGAACCTTGCTTTTTTATAGATTTGCTGAACCCTTCTGAAAAACAGATTATCGGGAATAGATACTTGAGAAGATATCTGTTTGATATTGCTTATTTCCCAAAAAATAAAAGTCAGGTTGAGATTTTTGATGTACTTGATAAGATGCATGATGTACTCGAATACATAAAGCTTGAAGACGGAACTCTTGTAAGAGGACTGAACAGGAATAGTACGGAGGAGGATAATGTGCTGCATTATTTTGTGACTTATGAGATGTTTATTTATAAGGTAATTGGTAGTAGCAATAACGCAAAAATGGGAAATATAGAACTGAATATAAAACTGAAGGAGGAAAAGAATGGCGGATAATAAAAAATCAGAAGAAAACTCAGAAGAAAAAGCTGTGGCTAAGGAAGAAAAATATATAAAAAGTCAGATTGTAGGATCTGACAGATACAGAAACAGAGCAGACATTCTGAATGTATTGCTTGAAGATAATACGGATTATACACTATCTGAAATAGATAAAAAGTTAAAAGATTTTTTAGGTAAGGAGGTTAAATAATGGCATATGGTGGAGGTACATGGCTTGTACAGAATAAAGTTCTGCCGGGAACATATATCAACTTTATAAGCAAAGAAAGGGCTGAACTTGTATTCTCTGACAGGGGATATGCAGCACTTGGTGTGGAACTTGACTGGGGAACTGATGGAGAAATATTCAAGGTTGAGAACGGAGATTTTATTGAAAACTCAATGAAATATTTTGGGTACTCATATGATTCTGATAAACTGAAAGGATTAAGAGATTTCTACAAGTATGCTCAAACAGGATACATTTACAAGCTTAATACGGGCGGTGCCAAAGCGTCAAATACATTTGGAACAGCTAAGTATACTGGAGAAAGAGGTAATGATATCAAAATATCGGTACAGGCAAATGTGGATAACGCTTCACATTTTGACGTCATAACTTTTATTGACGGAGAAAAAGTGGATGTTCAGACAGTTGCCACTGCAAAGGATTTAAAGAACAACGACTTTGTAATTTTTAAATCAGATGCAACTCTTGTAGCAACAGCAGGGGCTCCTATGACAGGAGGTACAAATGGGACTGTAACAGGTTCATCACATCAGTCGTTCCTGGATAAAATTGATAAATATTTCATAAATGCTCTGATATGCAACTCAAATGAGAAAACAATCAAGGATTTATATGTACAGTACACAAAAAGAATGAGAGACAGGGTAGGAGCAAAATTTGTATGTGTTGTTTACCGAGCAACAGATCCTGATTATGAAGGTGTAATCAATGTAAAAACGAAGACACTGGATTCAGATTTCCCTGAAAATTCAGCAGTTTACTGGGTTGGAGGGGCCGAGGCTTATTGTGCAGTCAACAGAAGTTTGACCAATACAAAATATAACGGTGATTTCAAGCTTGAAGTAAACGAAACTCAGACGGAGCTGGAGCTGGCTGTGAAAGCAGGAAATTTTATATTCCATAAAACTGGAGATGAAATAAGAGTGCTGAAGGATATCAATTCATTTGTGTCGTTTGTGAAAAGGAAGAACAGGGATTTTTCATTTGCACAGGTTATAAGAGTGCTTGATCAGATAGCAGTAGATGTGGCAACAATATTCAATGGGACGTATCTCGGGTCGTCCAACAACACCTCATATGACAGGAATGATTTGAAAAAAGATATAGGAAAACATCATGAAACCCTTGAAGATTTAAGGGCAATAAGGGATTTTAATGAGGAGACAGATATAACAGTCATTGAAGGTGAAACAAGGGAAAGTGTACTGGTTACAACAAACGTACGGCCAGTCGTTGCAATGGAAAAACTTTACATGAATGTAATCGTGAGCTAGAAAGGAGAGTGAGAATGAATGGCAGATACAGCTATCATGAAAGGTAAGGATGCCATATCGGGGAGCCTTGCCAAATGTTTTGTAACAATTGGGAACAGAAGATACAGTTTCATGCAGGCAATCAATGTTAAGGCTGAAATGGAGAAAACTAAGGTCGAAGTACCGATATTAGGAAAAACAGGGAAAGGTAACAAGGCCGCAGGATGGAAAGGGACAGGAAGTGCGACATTCCATATGAACACCTCTATTTTCAGAGAATTGTTACAGGAATACACTAGAACAGGAAAAGACGTATATTTTGACATGCAGCTTGTAAATGAAGATCCTACAGCATCAGTCGGAAAACAAACTATAATGCTTATTGACTGTAATCTTGACGGAGGAATAATTGCACTGTTTGATGCAGATGCGGATTATCTGGAAGATGAGTTCGATTTTACATTTGAAGATTGGAAGATAGTCGACAAATTTACGGATCTTGATGGAATGAAATTATAGCAGGGAGTTTAAAGGCTCCCTTTTTAAATTATAAAAATAACAGGAGGATAATATAGATGAAGGATTTAAAATTTTTCTTAAGACAAAATGCGACATTACCAAAAAATGAGGAGGTGGAAGTTACACAAAGATTCAAGGATGAAAACGGAAACCCTATAAAGTTTGAGATAAAGCCTATCTCAAATGAGCTGGACGACGAATTGAGAAAGCAGAATACAAGACAGGTAAAAAGAGCCAAAGGGGTATATGTACCTGAACTGGATAACCAGGGTTACCTTGCAGATATGACCATAAGGGCAGTAGTGTATCCTGATCTGAATGATAAGGAACTGCAGGATTCATGGGGGGTAATGGATGCAAAGGAACTTATAAATGCCATGCTTTTACCAGGGGAATACAATGTACTGCTTCAGGCGATACAGCAACTAAACGGATGGGATCTGTCACTTGATGACATCAAGGAAGAAGCAAAAAACTAATTGAGGCAAACATAGCAGAATATAACTATGCGTATTACTGCTTACATAAGCTTAAGATAAAGCCAAAGGAGTTTGCCGAAATGGACATATATGAGAAGGGATTCATAATGGCCTGCATAGATTTGAAGGTCAAGAAGGAAAAGGAAGAAGAAAAACAGGCGAAAAGAAAGGCACGCCATAGAAGACGCTAGGAGGTGAGGTTATGGCGACAATTCAGAACAGTATAGTGTTGAACGACAGAATGACTCAGACATTTACAGCAATTAACAGAGCTATAGAATCAACAATAAACGCCATCTCAACTCTTGGCGGTAAGAATGTCAACATAAATACAGCGAACCTAATCAGTGCAAGGCAACAGTTGGCAATTGCTGAAAATGAAATGCAGAACATGGTCGGTACATCCCAGCAACTGAATAATAATTTGAGTAAAACTAAGGGTATAGTCGGGGAGATTGTTGGTAAACTTAAGACAGCATTCGGACTTGCGGCGGTTGTCATGGCGACGAAGAAGACGATAGAATTGTCAGATCAGAATGCTCAGATAACGGCGAGATTAAATCTTGTATCAGATGCACCTGAACAATTAAAGAAACAGATATACCAGTCAGCAAATGATGCACGGGTCGCATATACGGATTCGATGAATCAGGTGGCAAAGCTTGGACTTCTTGCCAAGGATTCATTTAACAATACAAATGAAATTGTCAGGTTTACGAATCTTATGAACAAGGCATTTAAAGTTTCAGGAACCGGTGCACAGGAGGCAACGAGTGCGATGTACCAGCTGACACAGGCTATGGCTGCAGGAAAACTTCAGGGAGATGAATTCCGTTCCGTCATGGAAAATGCTCCTATGGTAGCACAGGCAATCGCTAAATACATGAATGTTCCTCTGGGGCAACTGAAAGAGTTAGGTGCAAAGGGTCAGATAACAGCGGATATAATCAAGAATGCCTTATTCAGTGCAGGTGATGAGATAAATGAAAAATTTAAAACATTACCTCTCACATGGCAGGATGTGTGGGTACAGGCTAAAAATTTTGCGGTAAGGCAACTGGACGGAGTATTGCAGAAGGTAAACCAGGTAGCAAATTCAAAGGCATTTCAGTCTTTTGTGAATAGTGCAAAAATAGCATTTTTCGGACTTAAGACTGTAGCCGAAGGAGTATTTAACGGAATAGCGGCCGCAGGCAAATTCATAGCAGATAACTGGACGGCAATAAGCCCAATCATATGGGGAGTAACGGCAGCACTTACCGCATATGTGACATGGCAGGGAATTTCAGTAGCGTTAGAATGGATAAATGTGGCGGCTAAATTTGCATTGAATTTGGCCGTAACTATTTTGACAATGGCAAAGATAGCACTTACATTTGCGGTCGAAGGGTATACCGCAGCACAGACTATGGCTAATGCAGCAGCATGGCTCTTTCCTGGAACATGGATTGCTGCAATTATAATAGGACTTATTGTTGTAGTACTCGCTTTGACGGTGGCAATAGTCCAGTGGGCTACAGGTACACAAAGTGCACTTGAAACAATAGGAGGTATGTTTTACTGGCTTGGAGCGGTCATCTACAATATAGGGGTTGCTATCATGAATATTCTTATCATTGTGGCTACAGCGGTTATTCTAGCATTTATTCTGGTAGGGGCTGCAGTAGCAAACGTATTCATAGGAATATGGAATGTGGGAGTATGGCTTGTGAATATACTCGTTCAAGCATGGTACTGGCTTGTGAATACAGCGGCGATGGCATGGGCTTGGCTCAAAGTAACGGTAAGTAATATCCTTATAGGTATCTATAATTTTTTTGTGGAAATAGCAAACGGATTCATAAAAGGATACAATAAGCTCGGTAAAGGAGCTGTGGATACAGCTAATGGTTTTCAGGATGCGTTTTTCAGTGCCATAAATGCAGTTGCTAAATTTGCGCAGGACTTTATTAACGGGTTTCTTAAAGGGCTTGCTGAAATAGGAAAAGTAATAGATTCAGTTGCAGGAACTCATTTTGGCAATGCGGGCTCAGTAAATTTCAGCATTAATAAAGGTGATAGGGCTACATGGAAAGATGTTGGGCTTCTTGAAAAGAAATCTTATGGAGATCCTAATGGTGTAGCTGTAGAACAAAAACAGGCTCCTCAATTCGATTACGCAGGGTTTGTTGATCCTTCAGGAGCAATGAAAAGCGTAATGGATGGGTCAGAAAAACTTACGAATGGAAAATTCAAAGATTTAGGAGAGTCATTCAATAAAGGAAAAGACGACACGAGAAAAGGATTGGATGGAATAACTGATACGTTTAACGAATATAAGGATAAGCTAACAGGAAAAGATAAACCGGTCGGAAATGACGGAACTGGAAAAGATAAAAAAGGTGGTGGAGGTGGAAAAGATCCGAATAATAAAAAAACCGCAGATAATACTAAAAAAATGGCAGACAAGATGGATGATATGGATGAAGACATGAAGTATCTGAGGGATATTGCTGAAAAAGAGTATGTAAACAAATTTACAACCGCAGAGGTGAAAATAGATATGACAAACTATAATGATATTTCGGAGCAGGTGGACGCAGAAGATTTTATGGATAGGCTCGGAGAAAGAATAGCCGAACATGTGCATACTGCGGCAGAGGGGGTGCATGACGATTAATGAGGACACATGGGTATATTTTCTACATTGACAAAATTTTGTTGCCAGTATCCCCGGCATCCGTCAATGTATCACACAAGAACATGAATGAGGTAATAAAGCTTATAAATGATGCAGAATTTAATCTGCTGAAACAGGAAGGGTTAAAAGAGATAAGTTTTAAGTTCATGATTCCCTCCCAACGATATCCTTTTGCCAGATATCTTGGATTTTACCAAAAACCAAGTTATTTTCTGGACAAACTTAAAAATCTAAAAAAAAGGGCAAAACCTTTTCAGCTGATAATAATAAGGAACTATCCGAATTCAGGACAGGCCTATTTCAACACTAATCTGAAAGTATCGCTGGAAGATATAAAAATTGAGGAAAATGCTGAAGAGGGAATGGATGTATATGTCGATGTGACTTTTAAGGAGTTCATAGATCCACGTCCTAAGTTGTATAAAAAAAATGCTGATGGCACTGTAAGTGCAGAAAATCAAAGATGGACAGATAAAGTTGAAAAGAAAATATGCAGTACAAAATATGGTGAAAAGCTGTGGCAGATAGTGAGGCGTGAAACAGGCGGACTGGATCAGCTTGAAACGGTTATGGAAGTGAATGGGATTTCCGCGGTCACAAATGCGTTGTCAGATAAACTGAGGTTGTGGTAGGAATGCTGGAAAAATTAGGAAACAAGATAAAATCATTCATGTCAAAGCCGGCTGAAGAAAAATATGAAATGGAAAAGGACATAGAACTTATTATTGCGAGTCAAAGTACTGAGACTGTAATATCGCCTCTTGTGACAGATAGTATCGAAGTATCTTGGGAAAGAAAAGCAACACCTGGAAAACTGACCTTTAAAATGATTTTTGATGAAAGGATTCAGGAAGGTGATCAGGTAAGTCTCAAATATCGTGGTCAAAACATGTTCCTGGGTTATGTTTTTGTCAGAAAAATGACAAAGTCTAACATAGTAAATATAACTGCATACGACCAGCTTAGATATCTGAAAAGTAAGGCATACTATGTCTTTAAAAGTAAAAAGGCAAGTGATATTGTCAAGCTTATAGCAGAGGATTTTAAACTTACATGCGGAGAGATTGAGGATACGGGTCATGTATTTGAAAAAAGGCGTGAAGATGGAACATCCCTGATTGACATGGTACAGGGGGCTTTAAGTGAGACCTTGAGGCTTACAGGAAAAAGATATGTAATTTATGATGACTATGGGAAGTTGACTTTAAAGGAAACGGAAAAACTTAAATTGGAGGATCTGATTTTTGACAACACGTCCGGGAAAGATTTTGATTTTGAGGTAAGTATAGACAAGGAGACATACAATCAGGTGGTACTTGACTATGTGAACGATGAAGAAAAAAAACTTGAAAAATATCAGGTGTTTGACAGTGCTAATATAACAAAATGGGGACTTTTACAGTATTTTGAGAAAATTAATAAAAATACAGCAACTGAAGCAGAAAGAAAAGAACGTGCGGAGAAAATGCTAAAATATTACAATCAGAGAACAAAGTCATTCAAACTGAAGGGAATATTCGGGGATACCAGAATCCGTGGGGGCTCTTCTTTTATTGTATTTATGGATGTTGCTGAGTTCAAACTGGCGAATTATATGCTGGTAGACAAAGTTACACATAAATTTGGTTTTAAAGAGTATTTTATGGATCTTGACCTGGAAGGAAAAATAGGAGAGGAGGAAGGACACAGTGGCGAAGTTAGAACAAGCTCTGAAACTGATGATAAATAATGCTGTTGAATACAACAAGCCGTGCGAGATTTACGCAGGGAAAGTCAAAACTGTATCCCCCCTGACAATCCTGCTTAATATAAATGTTCCTGTATTAGAAGAAGACGAGCTGATACTTACGCATCTTGTGAAGGATTATGACGTTGACATAACTGTAAGTCATGAAACAGAGGAGTTTGAACTTATTGAAGGTGCGATGACCGACATAAAAAAACATAAGCATGAGTACAAAGGGCGTAAAAAAATAACAATTCATAACGGGTTGAAAGTCGGAGAAGGTGTGCTTTTGATAAGACAACAGGGAGGTCAGAAATTTATTGTTCTTGACAGAATTGATAATCCACAGACTGAAGGTGAGTGGTTATGATACCAAAAATTAAAACAAGTGCAGACATAACAGTAAAAGAATTACCAACAAAAACACACAGGATGGAACTGTATGAAGGTAATTACATTCTCGGATTCGTTGATAGTCTGAAGGCTATGGAACAGGCAATTTATAAAATAATACGCACAGAAAGATATAAATATATTATTTATTCATGGAACTATGGAATAGAACTTGAGGATCTGTTTGGAATGCCTGTTGAATACTGTGTCGTGGAACTGGAGCGTCGAATATCAGAGGCACTATTACAGGATAACAGGATAACAGCAGTCAATGGATTTGAATTTGATACTGAAAGCGAGAGAGGAACAGTTCTGATTAAGAAGTTCATTGCAGAAACAGTATTTGGAGAAATTCAGATTAATGATGGACTGTCAGTGACAATAATCTAGGAAAGGAGGTAGATATATGTTTGAGGTAATGACGTATGAGCAGATAATGGAACGGATGCTTGCAAGGATTCCAAACAGCTTGGATAAACGGGAAGGTTCAGTAATATGGGATGCTCTAGCTCCAGCGGCAATGGAGCTGGAAAGCCTGTATTTTGTTCTACAGGATTTTATAAAGGAAACATTTGGAGATACAGCCAGCAGACCTAATCTGATAAAAAGGGCAAGTGAAAGAGGAATAACTCCGTACAAAGCAAGCAAGGCAATATTAAAAGGTATTTTTGATATAGAAGTGCCCCTGGGTAGCAGATTTAATTTGGACGAACTGAACTACACAGTTACGAAATTCATACAGCACAATACTGGTACAAATCTATATGAGTATCAGGCAGAATGCGAAACTCCCGGAAGAGATGGAGGAAGAAAAACAGGAAATATAATTCCGATTGACTATATAAACGGATTAGGACGTGCTGAAATAACAGAACTTTTAATTCCCGGGCAGGACGAAGAAGAAACTGAAAAATTGAGACAGCGGTACTTTGACAGTTTTAACATGAAGGCATATGGAGGGAACATATCTGACTATAAACTTAAAGTACATGAAATCGAAGGTGTGGGAGCTGTTAAAGTAACTCCAGTGTGGAATGGCGGTGGAACAGTTTTATTGACTATACTTGATAGCGACTTTAATCAGGCGAGCCCTACACTGATTAAAAAAGTACAGGACACAATGGATCCGACAAAAGATGCTAGAGGTCTCGGGGTTGCACCGATAGGGCATGTTGTCACAGTACAGGGTACAAGCAATGTTGCAATTAACATTCATACAAGTATCACTTTCGAGCCTAATTTTTCATGGCCACTCGTAAAATTAAAAGTTGAGGAAGTGGTAAAGAACTACTTGTTGGAGCTTAGAAAAACCTGGGCATTAAAAAATGAAAAAGTGAGTAATAATCTTGTTGTAAGAGTATCAAGGATAGAAGCAAAAATACTTGACATAAATGGAATTTTGGATATACAGAACACAACAATAAACGGAAGTACTAACAATCTACAATTAACTGAGTATCAAATTCCTGTGTGGGGAGGTATTACCGTATGACGATTTTAGAAAATATCAACGTAAACCTGCTGTCATACCTCCCTGATTTTATGCAGGATTACAGAGAAATAAAGAACATAATGGCAAGTGAGGAACCTGAATTGAGGTTATTGTGGGAACTGCTTAGAAAAGTGTTTAATAATCAGTTTATACAGTACTGCGACGAAGACGGAATAAGCAAATTTGAGGAAATGCTGGGGTTGCATAGGTATGAAAACGATACGTTAGAAATCAGAATTTTTAGAGTCCTAACATACTGGAATGACCAAATCCCTTATACATGGAGAGTTTTAGTAAACAGAATGGATCAGCTATGTGGTGTTGGAAACTACGAACTGAGGCCTAATTTTAACGCATATGAACTTGGAATCACTACTAAGTTTGATGATGCAAAAAAATACGATGAACTGAATAATATGCTTAAGACAATACTACCCGCAAACTTAGGATTTAACAGTATTAATATACTTACACCGAAAGTTGTTAATACGCTGTATGTTTTTGTTGGAGCCGTGACAAACATAAACACATTGATTGAAATAGGAGGATAGAAATGGCAAGTATAAAAAGAACAGGAATAACTGACAAGGGAAAAGATTTGATAACTAGAGAAATCGCAGGAATAACAGAGCTGACATTTACGAAGATATCTGCATCAGGTAATAAACTGGCCGATACAGTAAACCTCGAAACACTTATTAATATTGATGGAGTAAAACAGACAGTAAATGTCAGTAAAGTTGAGAAAATAGGGACATCACAGATTAAAGTGACCGCCACATTTAACAACTCAGGACTTATGAACGGGTACAGTATGGAAACTTTGGGAATCTATGCAAAGGATACAGCTGGAACAGAAGTTCTTTTTGCGGTTACCGTTGCAGGTACTGCTGACTTCATGCCTGCAACAAACGGGATTAATTTGAGTACAGTGACAGTGGAACTTATATTCAATTTGAGTAATACCGATAATGTTTCTTTGACGGTCGAAGCAGCCGCACTTGTGACTGTAGGGATGTTCAATTCTTTTAAGTCAGAAGTTAATAAGGATTATGTCAAATACACAGACCTTGCTGAAGAAAATAAGGCTGGGATAATAACATATGCAAAAATAAAAGAAATAGCACCGAAGCCTGATTTGAGTCCATATATTCCGTTTAGCAAAGGGTACAGAAATACTAACAATAGTGATTTTGTATTGAGAGGAAATAGTACTGACTGCTGGGCACCAAGACACTTATATATGTACTTAGAAAATGGAGATTATATGGGCTGTTTTCACGTAAATGGTGGGAGGGCTTATTATAAAGTTCCAAATCGGAATGGTGGCAACTGGTGTGAAATCATGGATAATCATGATATGGCTGCAAGAGATAGTAATATACAGCATGCACATAATAGAATAACTGAGACGTGGAATAAAGCACTCGATGCATGGAACAAAGCACACGACGCTCAAGTAAATAGAATTTATGAAATTAGAATGGTGGGTTATGTGGAAGATGGAATTAATGGAAAGGGAGAAAGAAATGGTTATGTTTTAACAAAAGTCTCAAGAAATTATGGAGAAACTCAAGATAATATTAAAATAGGAAGTAGAGCTTTACAATTTCATAGAAATGGTCAATGGCTCAATGCTTATTTTGCATAATAGGAGGGAAAAAATGAAAAAATTTGTAGTTGATAGAGTAGAAGTAATGGAAACAGAGGAAGGAATGAAGTATTGGGGAATTTTTGATGAAGATAATAATAATTGGTATGAAGAACAGAAAAATTTTAAAGAAAATACATTAAAAATTATGTATAACAAAGATAGTTTTTTAATTTTAGGAAGAGAAAAAGACGTTTCAAAAATAGCTCCTACTATGATTGGGGATATTATTGAAGAAATTGAATACAGTGAAGAAATAAAAGTAAATCCAAATTTGTATTTTATTAACGGAGAAATAATAGAATTAAAAGAATGTGAAATAATAAAGAACGGGAAAGTCGTATATGATAGAGATTTTAAAATAAAGAAGATAAAAGAGAAGTTGAAAGAACTTAAAGAAGAAAAAATAAAACTTGGTGTAAAGATAAAAGACGGCGTCTATCAACCTATTCGTGATACTGATAGAGTACTTTTGATGATGATTAAAGACACCATAGCTAAAGAAAAAGAATGGAAATATTACGACGAAGAACACAATCCCGTTCTCGGCAAAATAACAAAAGAGATAATAGGAGAAATATTTGTTAAGGGTGAAAAAGTGTTAAATGGAGCAATAATCGGAGAAATAAAGGCAGAGGAAGCTTTGGGAGATTTAACAGATGAAGAGTTGAAAAATTTAGATATTAAAATTTATTTTGAAAAGTATTACAGAGAAAATGGAGGTATCTAAAATCCGTATTAGGACTTTAGATACTTGCTACATAAAAATTTATAATATTTATTTTCAATAAAGTATTTTGTGCCATTTGAAGCAACGAAAACTATTATAAAAAATGTTAGAAAATGTAAATTGCTATCAATACTATGTATATATTTTCTATAAATGTGATAAATAGGAACATGAAGAATATATATTGAAAAACTTAAACTTCCTAAATATATAAAAAATTCATTACTTAAAATTTTGCTGAAAAATCCTGTATCTAAAAATAAAAACATAATCAAAGGTACAAAAGATAATGAAATTAATACAGATGCATAAGGAATAACTTTATTATATTGAACAAATAGAGTTAAAAATAAAAAATATAAGGGTAGTAAAAAAGAATAATATTTTTTACCATTTATATTTTTTAAAGAATAAAACAATAGCATCCCAACAACAAAAGAAGAAAGATGCATTAAAGGAAAATAATTAATAAGATGATAAATATATGAATTATCACTGTATTTGTTAAATGTTAGATACACATAGTAAGTGTAAATAACTGTAAATATTGTGAAATATTTAAAATATTTAGAATGTACTTTCATAAATTTTAATAAATATGGGAATATTATTATTAGAAAAGCCAAGACAGAAAGATACCAAGCGGCATAATTATAATTTTGGTCTGTAGCTTTTCCGAATATTAAACTTTGTATCATTAAAAGGCTGTATATCAATTTTTCTTTATATTTTAAAGAATAAACAAAAAGAAGTAATAAGGAAAAAAAGTATAAAGGATAAAATTTAAAAAGTCTCGTTAAATAAAATTTTTTTATATCAATGTCTTTATTAAAATGAGAATAAGAAAGCATAAATCCTGATAAAACAAAAAAGAAATATACCCAAATTGTTCCATTTTGGAAAAGCGAAGGAACTTGGGAATAAAAACTTGTATTTTTAGCCGTATGAAAAATCAAAACGGTGAATGCACCAATAAATCTAAAAATTTCAAATTGATTATATTTTTTCATGGTAAAACTCCTTTAAAATTTAATTTTTTATTATTATAACATAAAAAAATGAAAGGTGGTAGAAATGTTAAAAAAAGATACTTTATACATATGTTTTCACAGACCAAAAACAATACTTGGTTTATTAATAACATTGAGGACGCTTGGAAAATACTCACATTGCGAGTTTGTCTACAATAACTATGTGTATTTGTCGAATCCTGGTGGAGTTAGAATAAAGCCGTTTGTGCGAAAAGAAAATATGGATATCTATGAGCTTGACAGTCATATAGAAGTCCCAATAGTGCTTGAAGAGTTTATGAAAATTAAAGGTAAAGGCTATGACTATGGAGCAATCCTGTTTAGTCAATTGCTTGAATTAGGCATTGAGCATAAGGACAAATACTTTTGTTCGGAATTATGCTTACATCTGATTAACAAAGGACTGGACGAAAGCTTGACTTACAATTTAAAAACATTAAAAGCAAGTGCATTTAGTCCATCGAAATTGTATAAATATCTGAAATTTATGGAATTATTAGGAAAGGAAGTGAAATAATGAATAGATTCAACAAATTTTTAAATTATATTTTCAAAGTTGAAGGTGGTTACACTGATGACAAAAATGACAGAGGTGGTAAAACTACTTGGGGTATAACGGAAGAAGAAGCAAGAGATTTCGGCTATACTGGAGATATGCAAAATTTAACAAAAGATTTTGCAAAGAATATTTATCTAAAAAAGTATTATTTAGGAAACAAGCTGGATAAAATAATAGATGACAGAGTAGCTTTATCAATATTTGACTGGGCTGTTAATTCAGGGAGAAGAGGAATTAAAAAGGCTCAGATTGTAGCAAATAAATTTGGAGCAAACTTAGTCATAGATGGGATTATTGGAAACAAAACATTGGAAGCGATAAACAGTATGAATCCTGAAGAATTTCTGAAAGAGTATCATGAGCTGCAAAGAACTTTTTACAAAAATCTTGCAGCGAAAGACAGTACACAAGAAGATTTTTTAAAAGGCTGGCTAAATCGTGTGGAAATAAAAGAAAAATTCATAGAAAGGTTGATGTGAATGAATATTGAAGAGTTAAGAAAAGAAATAGGAAACACAGTTGAAATAGGGCATAAAATTTATGAAATAAAAGAAGTTGGAGAGGATAAAGAATACGGACTTTTGTGGATAAAAGAATACCAGCAAGAGGTAAAACCCACCTTGAAAAATAAAAAAATCTGTATAATTATAGGACACGGTGGGTCTGATACTGGAGCTGTATCGCAAGACAGAAAAGTAACTGAACTGGCTTACAACACTGAGATAGCGGAAAAACTTGCAAAGGTATTGGAAGAACAAGGATATGAGAATTTTATTCACAACAGAGGTTATGCAAGGATTGAAAATACAACGTTTATAAACAGTCAGAATCCTGACCTGGTTATATCACTACACTGCAACAGCTCGGATAATTTGACAGCAACAGGAACAGAAGCTATTCATTTTCCTAACAGCAAAAACGGAATAAGATTTGCGACTATATTAAGTAAGAATGTGTCTGAAGCATTAGGAGTAAGAAACAGGGGAGCGAAAGAGCCTTATCAGGGAAGGGGAGATGGACTTTTAAGAAGATTGAAAGCTCCTGCGGTAATAAGTGAGCCTTTTTTTATCAATATTAACAGTGATTTAAAATTAGGGCTTGAAAGAAAAAATGAATATATTGAGGCTATTTTGAAAAGTATCAATGAATACTTTGAAATAAAATAGGACTTAAAATTTTAAAAAATTAAGTCTAAAAAATTTTATAGGCTCAAAAAATGAAAAAATTGAGTTTATAGGAAAAAATGACTTGTATCTTTAGCCTACACGGGCTTAAAAATAAATAGTCATCTAACAAGTTTAAATGCAAATTTGAGCCTGTCAGATGGCTTAAAATATAAAATAAAAGAGAGGATGATGTAAAATGACAGAAGCAATGGTAAAAATGTATGTTATCAACAAAATAGGAGAACTTGCAAAAACTTCAATATACAGAAGTGAGATAGTAAATGCAGGAAAAGCAGGATTTGAAAAATTTGAGGCTGTTGTAAATAATTTCTGGGATAAGGCAGAGGAATACATTATAAAAGAAAAAGAAATTGATAGAAAATGGATTCCTGATGTCGTAGAAAAATTTGGAGAAGAAGCAATACATAAAGCTGTTAAAATATTAAGAGTGGAACTTGATCCAAGAAAACTTGTACAGGATATATTCAACATTGAAAAGAAAGAAAATCCTGCTGTGCTGTAGCAACTAAGGAGGAAAACTTGTGGGAATTAACTTTAATGAAGTGAAAGCTATTGTTGAGTTAGGTATAATGAGCGTTATAAGCTATATATATATCACACAGCAGAAAAAGCTTTTTGAGCAGCAGGAGAAAGTTATATCAGTCTTAGCAAAACTTGAAAATCAGCTGAATAATGATATGTTGCGAGGGAAAGGATTAGAAATATCTCTCGTACTTAAAATTCAGGATCTGAGATGGAGCATACAAAAAAGAGTTATCAAATACATAAAAAATAATCACATAAAAGAAAATTGGGTTATCATTAACAAAGAAATTGACACATTTTTTAATGTGAAATTGATAGACTTTGAAACGGAAATGCATGATGTAATAGATGATATTACTTTTAAAATAATTTATGATATTCTGAAAAAAGAATTTATTGAGACAAAAAATATTCTCACTAATATTCTCTCAGATTTAAAAGATGATGGAGCTACTGAAAAAGAATTATATGAACGAGCAATAAGAACTGTAGAAGCACATATGCAGACAATAGAAAATGAGCTTGTTGCAAAGATAAAAGAGTTGATAAATTAGGGCAGTCTTTACGACTGTCCTCTTTTTTTATTGACAAAAAATAAAATGATAGTATAATTTTATAAAACAGTAAAAAAGGAAAATAATTTTAAAACAGGAATTATAAAGAATAATAGTTGTAAATTTGGGGACAAATTGGGGACAAAATATAAAAAAAGATAATAAAAATTTATTTTTTTGTAAAAATGAAGTCAATAAAAATAACTACTGGTAAGAGAGAATAATAATATTTTATAGACCGTGGATACGATAAGCTTGAAGAAAAACTTAATGGTGTAGGTGCTGACATAAGAAGAGTTAAGTTGGATATTTAGTGAAAAAGTAATAGTTTATACAATAAGAAAAAGCCCTAATTATACTGGCCTTATGGTTTAGTATATTTTGGGCTTTTTGTTTATAATCAAGTTAACTCATTTATTTTTGAGGAGTATAAAAATTAAGAAAATCATTATCTTTAATTTTTTCACCTAAAGTATCTTTAAGTTCAGGATTATTAAGATTATATACATAGACATAAGCTTTGTCAGCTTTTTTATAATCACTGTCATATACATCAAGAAGAAGTCTGTCATAATGATTTTTTTCAACATTTTCTCCATAATATCCTTCCATTTCATCCATATCCTTAAATACTTTATCTAAATCTGAAGACTTGTCAGAAAGTTCATATAGCTCTCCTATTGTAAAATCTTCAGGTTTTCCTTCTAAATTCTGATCAGATAAAATTAAGGCAGGATATTTTTGATTTGTAAGAGTAAAATTAT